GTCATAAGACGCTGTCTGTAATACTGCTTTGTACTTCACGTTTGGCATAACTGTAATTAAGCCATTTTCTAATGTTGATGCAGATAATAATGCCGCCGATATGTATTTACCGGCAAACTCTCCTGCATACGTTGATGTTAATGATGTAGCCATCTTTCTGTGTTTTTATAATTAATATTTATTACTTACTTAATTTTTCCATTACACGATCAAGAGTCGTTTTCTGTCTGTTTTGTGAATACTTCACATTGATTTGTTTAGACTTATTCTCAGGATTATGTGTAATTGGTTTTGCTGCTGCAACTTCTTTTGATGTTAATTCTACTTCGTTGCTTTCTTCTTTTTCTTCTTTTTCTTCGTTTTGTACATCTGTCGAAATACTTAGATTTGTTTTGAACTCAGCAAGTTTTGAATCTATTAAATCAGATATTGTTTTCATATCTTCGCTAGAGAAATAAGATTCTTTTGAAATTGCTTCAATTACTTTTTTAGGTGTTGCGATTTTTTCTGTTGGTTTGTCAGATGCTGCAACTTCTTCTTCAACAACTGCTTCTTCTTCTTCTTTTGTTTCTTCTGCCGCTTCTTCTTTCGCTTCTTCTTCTTTCTCAACAATTGAATCGATGATACCTTCTTCTTTAATGATTAATAGCATACCGTCTTCAAGAGTATATTCTCCGACAGGTAATGCAATTCTTTGTTCGTCTTCTGTGACGATGTTAACTGCTTGACCAGACTCAAACGATTCTGCTTCTAAAATCGTAACGCCATCGTCAAGTTTCATTGTCGCTAGTTTTACTTCAACCTCCATTCCTAAGGCTGTTTTAATAGCGTTTAATGTTTCACTTGCTTTGCTCATTTTATCTTAATTTTTAGATTTATATATATTACTATTTATTTTTTAGTCTGTTGTATTTTTGATGATATCTTTAATTGTTTCAATCATGATTTCATCTTCTGACAATTGCTTCTTTGCGTTAAGTTCTTCGAACCCTTGAAATATGCCTTCAATAGAGAACCCTTTATAATTACCCTCTTGTACTTGTTTCCATTCATCGTTGTTATTAATTTTCATCATAATAACCCAAGAACCTTTAGGAGCATTTAACTTAAATAAGTTCGACTTATCTTGCTTTTCAGATTCAACAATCCATGACTCGATAACTGTTGCGCCTTTTATAGGCTTTTCATGTTCTGTTGTTACGTTGTTAGCGTTTAAGTTTTTCATATACAACTCTTGCGCTTTTGCAATTGTTTCTTTACTGAAATAAATATTAAATTCTTTGTCTTTAATTTTGCGATAAATTCTTTTTTCAGGAACTAAAGCAACTCCGACAACGACTCTGCGTTCTTCGTCTGCGACTTTTAATTCAATTTCTTGTTGACTAAGTGCAACAAAATTTTCTTCAATTGCAGGATTCTCTACCAAGCTAACAGCAAAGACCCCGTCTTCTTTTTCGTTTCTAATAAATAATTCTATTTCTTGCATAATTAAATAACTTTAATTTTTATTAAATGTTTTATTTTATAAACCTGTTAATTCAACTTTATCTCTTTCTAAACTCTGCGCTGTTGTGACATCACCTGCAACGACAAACGCTTTGACAGGTTGTTGTTCTTGTCCTAGTGTTTGCGCTAATTGATTTTCAGGACTATTACCTGCAATATTAAATTGAGGTGCGCTAACTGTACTTGCTGCTGACGGTACACTAGCTGACGGTGTCGCTGTGCTTTCGTATTTACTGTTCTTTATTTTCGATATATTCATCGCAGCAGTCGCCGCCGCAATTGCAGCCATTAACGGACCCATGACAATACCTATGACAGGAATAGCTGATCCTGATTGATAAGCAGACATGACAGATTGTATACCTGTTATTATTGCAGACGCAAGTTGTAGTTTCTTATCTCTTTCAAACGCTTTCTTTCTTATTCGTTCTTTCTTCGCTTCGTCATCACCTGCTTTAGCCAACTCGGCGTCTGTTATTGCTGCGCTTAATCCTGACAATGCCGACAAGGCGTTACCTACTCCGGCGAGTGCTGCCTCTCTGTCTGCTTTCTTCTTATCTTCTTTCTTTTTATTTTCTGCTATTTCTTCGTCATTGTACTTTTTGTTTATTGCTGCAATTTCTGTGTTTAAACTTTCTGTCAGTTGTTTTTCTAGTTCAGCGTTACCATTAGCAATTTCAAACTTCTTATCATAGCTTTCAATTAAAAGTTGTAATTCTCTTTCTTGATTGTCTTTAATTAACTGGACTTCAAGCTGATGTTGTGCGTCTTCTTTTTCAATTCTTTTTTGATTTCGTGCAGCTTCTTTTTCATCTTTAATTGCATCGTATTTCGCATTTATTTCAAGTTCTTGTTGTCCTAGTTCTTCAAGTGCAAGTTTTTCAAGTGCAAGTCTTTCGCTTTTCTCTAAACTTTTATCAAGTTTTAAATCTTCTAATTTTCTTCTGTTGGCGATTCTTGCGTTTTCAATGTCTGTTTCTCTGTTTTGTTCTTTCAGTTCTTGTTCAGCATCTTCAATGGCTCTTTCTGCCGCAAGTCTGTCTGCTGCGTCTTGTTTAAGTCTGTCTTGATATGCTTTCCATTTTGCTCGTCTTTCTGATTGTGCTGCGTCATTTCTTGCGTCTTCGTCTTTTTGAAATTGTAATCTTTCAATTTTAAGTTGATGTCGAAAGTCTTTGTCTTGTGCAACTAAGTCTTTATATTTATCTCTTGAACTTTCTATTTCTTCACGAATGCTTTTTGCTAGTTCAAAGTTTTCTTCTGCTAATGCTTTTTTATATGCTACTTTTTTATCTGTAATGAAAGCCTTTTCAAGTTTTAGTTTTTCTTTTGCCCCTTGTCTTTCAATTCTAATCAAACGCAATCTTTCTTTGTGTATATCTTTCTCAGATTTGCCTTCTAGCTTCATTAATTCTAACTTGCGTTTCTGATTATCGACAGCGTTTTTGATTATACGATCTAATAATTTTATAGTTTTTTCATAAGATTCATTTAATCTTTCGTTCATTTCTTCTGCTGACTCTGTTGCTTCTGCAACACCGAACCAAGCGTTCATTAAATCTTGAACAGGTTTAAACAATGCAGCAACTAAGGCAATTAAAGCTGTGACACCTATAATTATTAATCCAATAGGATTTAAAGACATGACAAAGTTCAAAACTTTCTGAACAACTGTCGAAGCCATGATTGCAGCTTTTAGACCTTTAAACGCTTTGATACCATTTCTTACTGAATTGATTCCTTGCGTTATAGCCATAGCTGACTGAACTCTTAACAACGCTTCGTCAACAGCTTCTGACTCAACACCGAAGGCTCCCATTGCACCAGTACCTATTGCAAACGCACCTGAAACTCCTTCAATTGCACCACCTAAGTTTTGTGATGTTGTTTCAGCCATTGCGTCAATTTGCAAATCAGTTTCAATAATTACTTTTTTATAATTACCAACTCTTTGCTGTAAATCTTTAAACTCTTGACTGTTTGATTCACCTGCAGCAGCCAAGGCATACATCGCATCTTCAAGTTCACCTATCTGTGTTGTTAATGGTTTTAAACCTTTGTTAGATGTTTCGAATACATCTTCAAAAGTTTTACCAAGTTTGTCCATATTTTTGATGGCTTCCTTAGTCTGCGCATCAATGACAATTTCTCTTACTATTTTCTTTGCCATGCTTTCTGTCTTTTAAGCTGTTCTTTCTTTTCTTTTATTGTTCTAGGTATTTTATTTATACCTTTTGCAATGTCTATTTTATGACTGACACCGATATAGTCTTCTTTGCTTAATAATTCTAAAATTGTGTCTAACATTTTATCCTTCTTGTTTTATAAAAATATTTGTCGTTGCTATTGAATTACCTGCTGCATCGTAATACGTTACAGGAATTGTTTGACCTCTGTCAGAGCCTGTTGTGTTTCTAGGTACTGTAATATCAAGCGTTCTTTCTGTTGTATGTGTCACAGGTAATGTCAATGTAATAAACTGCGTTTCTCTTGTTGCTGCAAAAGTTACATAACCACCACCACCATCAAATTGTTTTGTTGCGTTCGGTGGCTTCAGCATTTTAATAGGTAAGTTCAATGTACCTGATTCACTAGGAT